CCAATATGGGATACAATATTGATGAATTGCGTAATGAATCTTATAAAACATTTAAGAGATTAAATTGGTAATAATATTATGAAAAATAAAACATATGAGAGTGAACATCTTCGTCCAATGACGGATGAGGAAAAAGAAGAAGCCACTAAAATTGCTGGACATCTGGCAACACATTATCTAAACGCTGTATGGGATATGTCTAAAGGAAGACGAGGACTTACATCCGAAGATGTGCCAAACATTCAAGAGAAATATAAACAAGTGGAACAGCAAGTCGTGAAGGAATATGAGAAATCTCTGAATGAAAAGGTTCTTAAATTTTTCATGTTGAAGCGTAAGAAGAAAAATGAAAAGATTTCCATTGATGATGTTGTAAGCATTATCAAATATAAGTTAGTATCCAAACCAAAGAGGAAATTGGCTTGTTTCATGTGGGATAAAGAATATAATATTTATCCTTTGGTTAGACGATAAACTATACCTTGAGAATTTGAGTAATATGTTTTAATATTTGGGAACGCACAATATCCGTGATATCAAATTCCGTGCAATGGATATCATTTTTCCTTGAGAATTCGGTGTTAAATGCATCAAACACTTGACGGAACCCAGAATCTTTGATATCCGTTTGATTAGTATCACCTAAAATAAAATATTTGGAATGTCTTCCAAATCTGGTGAGAATGGTTGTCAATTCTCCTCTTGTGGTATTTTGTCCTTCATCAACAATCACCGCACAACGATGGAATGTTAATCCACGCACAAAATTTACGGGAATTGCTTTAACATATTCCTGTTCCAATAGATGAGCGATATCTGCTTTGTTGAGAATTTCATTCAGCTTATCCATCATGGGCATCATATAGGGCATGAATTTTTCGTTTTCATCACCTTTCAAATAACCGATGGATCGTGAAGAACTCTCAACCACTGAACGGATATAGATGATCTTATCAACATGTCCAGCTTTCAGTAATTCCAGTGCTGAAAACACCGCAAGATGCGTCTTTGCACTACCCGCTGGTCCGTCCACGAACACCATATTGGTTTTGGAATTTTGACTCAAGAAATAAAATTTCTGTTGATTGTCTGTCATGGGGAAGTTATTTTTTAGAACCAGATTCGAACAATCGAACTGCTTTTTGATGTGTTCAGAAAAATCTTCCGTGACATCCCGTTCCTTCCTCTTGCGAGGTGCTTTTTTAGTAGCCATGTATTATTACTTAACCAAAATCGCTTGCAATTTGATAATCTCCTGTTAAGTTAATATCATTATGAGAATAAGTTTTAGCGGAACGGCAAATGTTGGGAAGACTACATTAGTGAAAGCGTTTTTACAACGTTGGTCAATGTTTTCTACACCAGTGAAAACATACAGAGATATTATCAAAGATAGTGGGTTACAACATTCATCTTCCACGACAGCAGAGACTCAACTACTCATTTTGGATTTCATGACTGCGACTTTGGAAGAAAATAAAGATGAAAAATACGTGGTGTATGATCGCTGTCCCCTAGATAATCTTGCGTATTCTCTTCATGCTGCTGAAAAAGATTTAATTTCCGAAGAAGTTCTTGGTATCACCGTGGATATCGTTCGCCGCTCCCTGAAAAATTTGGACATTATCTTCTGGTTGAAATACGACCCCGCTATCAAGATTGTTGATGATGGGACACGTGACACCAACCTCAATTACATTCGGGAGATTGATGACATCTTCGCAGGACTTTATGAACAATATTCCGATCATTTGGGTAACACACCATTCTTCATTGCGGAGGATTGTCCAGCCATTATCCCCGTTGACATGACAAATTTAGATGATAGGATTGCGTGGATTGGGGAGTTCATTGACCAGAAAGGTAATCTGATTGAGACAGGAGAAAGCGTTCTTGATCCCAAGAATTTGGAAATGATGGAACAAATGCTGAAAGATCAAGGACTCTGGATTGAGAAGGACACACAATACAAGAATTTAACGGATCAAATTAAGAATTTTAAGATATGAGTGAGAAGATCGGCTGTGCAATAATCACTTGCAATCGTCCTGTGATGTTTAAAAAATGTCTGGATTCCATAATGAATAATCCAGATTTGGATGAAATTGTGATCGTTAATGACGGGCTTGGACACACATATCATCAATCCCAAAAATATCCTTTGATTCAACACATCCCTGAAAAGCAAGGTGTCGCCAAATCAAAAAACGATGCTCTTCTATATCTTATGGATATGGGTTGTGACCACATATTCCTTATTGAAGACGATATGCTCATCAAAGACTCAAATGTTTTTCAATCATATATCAATGCTTCTAAAAAAAGCGGTATTCAACATTTTAATTTTTCGCAACATGGTTTTGCTAATAAAATTAGAAATAATGTAGGAGAGATTATTTCTAATCCTAAAATAACGGTGAGATACGACAATATCGGAATCTCGTTTTATCAACATTGTGTGGGGTCATTTTCATATTATTCTAGAAAATGTTTGGAAGAGGTTGGGCTAATGGATGAACGATATTACAATGCTTGTGAACATGTTGATCACACGTATGAAATTATTAAAAAAGGATATCATCCTCCTTTTTGGTGGTTTGCTGATATTGAAAATTCTTGGGAATATATCGGTGATGATGGTTGGTCAATTGAAAATTCGTCAATCTGTTCAAATCCATCTTTCATAGAAAATGTTAAAAAAGCTGATAATATTTTCTTAGAAAAACATGGACATGTTCCTACGCAGACTCCGATCTCTTCCGAAGAACAATTTTTAAAATCTCTCAAACACCTTCGACAAACATGGACATAACTCTTGTATCTTGTATTTACAATACTCCACATTTAATCACTCCTTTATTCAAATCGTTTGATAAATATCACAAAAATTATAAAAAAGTTGTAGTAAATACATCAGATCAAGATACTCTAGAAAAAGAATGTGATGATATATTAGATAACATTGCGTTATATAAAAAAATTAAATTGCGAGGGTTTTCTCATGGGGAAGCGGTTAATCAAGCATTAAAATTGATAGACACGTCTCATGTATTATTAGTGGATTCAGATATTATTTTTTATAAAGGTTTCGATACAATATTAGACCGTATGATTGAAGGAGACTTTGCGTTGGGGGGTGAAATTGTTGGAAATAGAGGTGGAAAAGAATTATACCCTCGCATACAACCATGGTATTGTTATATCAATTTGACATTTCTAAAAAATAACAACATAAATTTTTTCGATAAAACCCGAACATTGAACTCAAAAGAAAGAGGGGTTAAAATATATGACATTGGTTCGACTATGTTTGAGGATGTTGTCAATGCTGGAGGGTCTATTGCAAATTTTACAGTTGAAAATAAATACTTCAAACATTATGAAGGCATGTCTTGGCGAACTCAAAAATATGATCCTAATAATGGTGATACCGATATTGATATCGGGGGAACTCATGATAACTCGTTGTTGTATGAATACGGAATACAAATTAAAAAACAGTATGATGAAGAAATAAAATCGTTATGAACAAATATTTTGATAAAATTTATTGTATAAATCTTGATAGACGGGAGGATAGATGGAAAAAATGTTCGTCCCTGTTTGAAAGAAATGATATAGTTGTTGAAAGATTTTCAGCGATTGATAAAAAAAATATTAAAAACAAATCTGATATAACCGATGGACAATTGGCTTGTTTATCTAGTCATTGGAATATTTTAAATGACGCTTGGAAAAAAAAATACGATAAAATATTAATTTTTGAAGATGATGTTGTATTCAATGATGGTCTAAATTCTTTTTTTAATGCTAATATAGTAGATGTTCCCGATAATTGGAAATTTCTGTATTTAGGAGGAAATCATTTAAATGGACTTTTACCAGTCAAAAATAATGTATTTAAAATGGTGTCATCCTTGACGACACACGCATATTCCATTAAATGTGATATAATACCTGAAATATTAAATTTGATGGCACAAGCTAATGCACCCATTGATGTATATTATGCTGCGTTTCATAGAGCGTTTCCATCTTATGTTTTAAAAAATGGTGAAAAATCTTTGGTGTGGCAAGATGATGATTATAGTGATATAGATGAATCAAAATGTGATTATACTTGGTTAAAGTAATATGACAGATAAAAATAGATTTTCCATATGTATTCCAGTTTGGGAACAGCACGGATATGGTCTTCAATATCTAAAAGATCTGATTCATTCAATT